TCCGAGTCGAAGGCAGGAAAATGGGCCGAGGAAACAGAGGACGTTGAAGTTGAGCTCGGTAAATACTCGGCGAAACACCACGCTTCCAAGGCTATGCTGGCCGATGCTGCGGCAAACAAGCAACTCACTATTGATGGAGCTTTGTACCAGTATGCATTACAGGCCGAATCTGGCCATCTTAAATTATCATTTACGGAGGTAGTCTAATGTCAATTGACATAATGCTCCCGAATGGGACGCAGATGGAAGATCTTGTTCACAAACCGCTGCAGCCAAAAAGCACGGAAATAGAAATGAAGATCACCCCATCAATTCAGATCGAGACGCTCGTTTCGTCTGGGACAGTCGAGCTTGGGGATCCTCTTGCAAACAGGAATTGCATGGTTATCCGCAATCTTGATCCTGTGAGAACGGCAAGAATCGGTGGAAGTGGCATCACGGAGAAGGTTGGTTATCTACTTGAGCCGATGCATGAAGTGGTGATCTCTTTTAACAATACTACAGCGGTGTCTGTCTATGGCCGGGCAACTGGGGCAGAAGTAAAAGTGGAGGTAATGGAATCATGACCAAGAGTGTAACCAAGGTATCTGAGAAGAATTTCAGCGTTACCATTTCATACGCAGATGAGGGAATTGATCTGACGGTGACCAAGAAGTTCATTGGAGACGAGAAAGAAGCGGATAACTACGTGCAGGCGATGGACAGGGATGCTCGTGTAAACCATGCCCATCTTTTCCCGCTTCCCGAACCCGTTATTTACGAAGATGAGGAGATGTTGATATGAGATATACGAGTGGGAGATATACCAGCGGGCAGCTGCTTGAGAATATTGTCGAGATTGAAAACTGGATTACCGAACAGGCGCTTGCAGGGACTGCGCTTGCCATACCGGGTGGCTCAACACAGAAGGATATCAAGAATCGAGTTGCAGATGCAAGCATGGGGTTGAACGAAGTTATCTTCGATGATAATGACAGACCGTCAATCTATACCGTGTACAAACCAGACGAGAAAGCAAGACTTGATTACCTAGATAACGGAGGAACTCACTTCCCTTCGAGCAACATTCTCCACCCCGCATTCTTTGTGAACGGCAATCCAATCGAACTGCTGATCGGCAAGTATCTCGGTGCAAAGGTTTCTGGTACAAATTACGCTGTATCGCTCCGCGGGTTGTCCCCTGCAAATTATATCGACTTCGATGCATCTCTTGCTTTGTGCGCCGCTAAAGGTACAGGGCATCACTTGACAACACAAGCGTCATGGGCTTTTCTCTCTTTGCTTGCGGTGCGTGAAGGTTTCCAGCTGAGAGGTAACGATTACTACGGCAAGAGCTACCAGGACGGATCGGAGAAAGGAATTGCCGGTGACTCGTATGTCTACAGTGATTATAAGGTGGGGCCGACTCTCACCGGGTCCGGCCCGGTAGCATGGCATCTTGACGGAACCCCGTTTAGCCCGGCAGATCTCCGCGGAAACGTGCGTGAGTGGAACGGCGGATATCGTATCAATGAAGGTGAGATTCAGGTACTTATAAATAACAACGCAGCCGACAACACGAAATCCCAGACTGCAATTTCAACCGAATGGAAGGCTATCATGCCAGATGGATCGCTGGTTGCTCCAGGCACTGCCGGGACGTTGAAATGGGACTTCATTGACCCTGCGCCTGCAAGCGGAACAGCACCTTTTCAACTCAACACAACCATTGATAATCCTCCTGCTGATGCAACTCCATATGGTCTTATTTCTTTCTCATCACTCAGTGCTAAGTCTGGAGTAACAGTTCCAGATATCTTGAGACACTTAGGAATCATGCCGCCTCTTGCAAATGTTCCGTTGGGAACTCAGTACATGCGTAATGTCGGAGAGCGTCTCGGCCTCGCCGGTGGCTTTTGGCTCAACACGTCGGGCGCTGGGCTCGGGTACCGCGACGCGGGTTACGGGCGCACGAGCTCGAGCAGCCTCCTCGGCTTTCGCCCCGCTTTTTATCGTGGTATCTGAGCATCTGAAAATCTGTAATCTGATATAGGAGTTTACGTGGAGAGTTTGGCTGTCTATCAGAAGTGGGAGGATGCTGCAGAGTACCTGTACTATGTATTCGCAAATCTGCCAAAGAGTGAGCGGTACACAATGGGTGCGAGTCTGAGAGGATCATTATTCGCCTGCGGAGCATCCATATCCCGGGCGAATCGTATTAGATCAGTAAGTGCGAGAATAGCAGAAATTAAGGATGCAGACCGGGCGCTTATGGAGTTAAAAGTTATGCTTCGACTGGCTCATCGGATGAGATTCGTGAGTCCGAAGAAATATGAGATTTCTGCAGGGAAGCTTGCAGAACTCGGTAGATTATTGGGAGGGTGGCTCAAATCGTTTTCCACCCAAGGGCGATGATTGCAACATGTACTCGGCAACGCCGGTGGCAATTGGAACAACACGTCGAACGCTGGGCTCGGATATCGCAACGCGAACAACGAGCGCACGAACTCGAACAACAACATCGGCTTTCGCCCCGCTCTTCCTTTAAGTGCAAGAAGTTCAATCCTCAAGGGGATTGATCCACGCCAAGGAAAAGGAATCAACGTCCTGGCAAGACCGAATTAAGACAGTTGGCGCTGGGAGGCTAGTACCCCAACGGGGGAATGTGTCCTATGCGCCTTTTCTTTGAAATCACAGTATAATGAGAGGTACAACATGCCGAAGACGTACAACAATCTTGCTCACAGAGTCTATGACTTTGAGAACCTTGACCAGTCATTTAATGAAGTACGCAGAAACGGCAAGAGATATAAACCAGAGATCCTGCGCTTCCGGGAGAACTACGAAGAGAACCTGATAAACCTTCAGAACTTACTTATCTGGGGAATGTGGGAGCCTCACGAGTACCGGGAGTTCACTATTTACGAGCCGAAGATGCGAAAGATCTCTGCACCTCTTGTGGAGGATCGTGTTGTCCATCATGCGTTATGCCGAGTCATTGAACCGCTGTTCGATTCAAAGATGATCTACGGCAGTTATGCCTGCAGGAAAGGCAAAGGAATGCTCGCAGCCGCCAAGAGGGTCCAGCATTATATCAGGCAGCACCCGGCCGGAGAGGATCTGTACTATCTCAAGATCGACTTCCACAAATACTTCCACTCGATACCTCACCCCGTGCTCAAGCATGTCTTCCGGAAAGTTATCCAGGATCCCTGGGTGATTACGCTCATGGATAAGATCATCGACAGCTATCCAAGGGGCTTACCTATCGGAGCGCTCACTTCTCAGCTTATGGCAAACGTGGTTCTCAACGAACTGGACCATCACATTACCGATATGTGCGGGGTGCGCTTCTATGCCCGGTACATGGATGATATCTGCATCGTCAGCGGGAACAGGAAATACCTGGAAATGGCATTCGATGAGATTGAGGACTTCTCAATAAATGAATTACATCTAGTGCTTAATGATCGAAAATCGCTGATCAAGGTTGCAGAGTATTACTATGAAGATGAGCGTAAGGTATTCGATTCTGGAATCGATTTCTGTGGATACGGAGTACATAGATCACACCTCACCCCGCGCAAAAGAAATGTACAGGCCGCTAAGAAACGCCACAAAAAACTTGCCAGGCTGGTGATGGAAGGATCTATCCCGGCAGACAAACTGCAGAAATCCTTGGATAGCTTTACTGGATACATGGCGCATTGCCGGTGGGACGCAGCTGCCAGGAGAGCATTCGATGCGGCTCATGTATAGCCTTCCCGTAGAAGGTGGAATGTACTTGCATATCACTCTATCGTTGTAAATGAAGAGGATTGTGAGTAATGGATGAGGACCTGCAGCATGAAGTAGAACAACTGAAACTACACATAGAACTACTCAACGAACGTGTTGCCAAGAACAGTGAAGACTGTCAACAGCTTTGGATGTTCGTACGTGTTTACTTTGCAGGAGCAATCGGGAAAATTGGCAAGATTAAGCTGAACAAAAAGACCGTAACAACTTTGATCATCTCACTCACGCTCGGCCTCACAAATTTCTTTCTACAGTTTTTTGAGGTTGTGTAGAAAGTAGCAGATGGGAACTTCCCTGAGTCTGGCAGGGATGAAATACAAGAGATAAGAGAGAGGTGCATATGTTTGATTGGAACTCGATCATACGCGAACACTTCATTGTCCTGATCCTGTTTATCAATTCGCTTGGAGGAATACTCAAGCATCGTACGAAGATAGACAATAACCTGCTGCCTATAGTGCTGTTCGTTGTTGCGTTTATTTCCAGTGCGTTCTGGGGATCTCTCACAAGTGTGTATGATGGGTGGAGATATTGGGCTGACGTGTTTGTTGCTAGCGGTCTTTTCCACGGCGGAGTCGTCACTGCTATCGCTGTCTTGGGTTGGGACGCGGTACACGGTGTATGGAAACGTGGCCTGAGAAAGAAGGAAGGAGGAACGAAATGACCTTCAAGAAAAATGTGTTTGTATTACTGTCATCCGTTTGTATTGTGCTTATTGGAGCATGGCTTGTCGGCTTGTCGAGAACAGCGCTTGTAGATGGTATGACTCTTGTCTTGGCCACTGTAACCATGGCCTTGCTGATAGAAGACCTTTGGAGAAAACTCCTGGGGGATCGCGAGAAACTGACGTGGGAGTACTTCGTCGGCTTCCTGATAGTTGCCCTTGCAGTAGTTGCTTTTCTTTGGGCTTCGCTTTCGGTAAATAACAAGGAGATGTTCACCCGGCTGGGTGTCGTGTTTCTTCTTAGTGTCATGGGGGGTCTTTGGTTTCATATTACCTATAAAAGATCCGTCCAGGACATCGAAGAACGAGAGCAAGAGAAGTGGGAAAAGCAGAGAAAGAAGATTGCGAAGGCGAAGACTAAAGAACAGGTATCGAAGATCCTTAATAAATCGCTCAGATATCGCCTGGTTGGTGATCATATTACTGGGGACCTTGATCTTGACCGTCCTTTAGCAATCTACAAACAGGAAGGACTCACATATGAGGAACTCTGTGCTGTTGATGAAGATGAGTCAGATAATCAAAACCTTTCTGATGTGCGCAGATCTGCTGGTGAATACATCCAGAGCCTTGTCAATCAAGTAGACTTTGTCACAGTAGACGAAAAGGTGTAAGGAGGATGATCGTGTGTGGGAAATATTCAAAAAAATATGGGGCTGGTTTAAGGCTCACCGTCGTATTAGTAGCTTTCTTGCTGGTGGTATCTCCGCTGGCAGCCTGGTCTTCATGGCTTGGCGGAAGCGCAGCGGAAAGTTCACAGATGCTCCAGCTCGAAAAAGAGTTGGAGAGGAAGACGGAGCAGATCGAGTCCATCAGGAACTTGATTCCGCAATTAGAAGCTCAGTTGGAAGAGCAGAAGATGAACTCGGACAGCTCGAAGAAGATCATCGGAGAACAGGAGATACTTATCGCCAACTTGAAAGAACAGCTGAAGAACTCAGAAGAATCGAGGATAAAGGTAGCCGAGGAATTGAAGATGCTCAAGACACTTTACGGTCTATCCGAGGAATCTTATCAGACGATGAAGAGTGAATACGAAGCTCTGAAAGTTGATTATAATGAGAAAGCGGATGAGAGCGAAGAGTACTACCAAAACCTTGTCCAGACCGAGGCCAAGACCGATACAGGACTGCACGGGGTCATTGGCGCTTCAGCGCTGTATGATGTACCTGCTGGAGATATCGGTACAGAAATAAGCATAGGTGTTGGCTTCGGGGATGTCACATTCATTGTAGGAGCCGAATACACATTTTCAAAATCGGTATTCAGTTTGACTTCTCTCGATCCCAGACAGTTGAAGTATAGAGCGGGGTTGCAGGTTCGATTCTAATAGCGACTCTTGTGTGTCATGTCTCTTTGGTCCCCGGATGTGGTGTCCCGGGGACCTTCTTTGCTTACTTTCCAGAACCATTGCGAATATATATCACATTATCTTTACCGGACAACAGGAAATCAATTTTATCTGCAACAATCTTGAGATCCTGCACAACGAGGTCGGTATAGTTATCAAGCATATCCTGACTACCAAGTCGAGACTGATCCTGATGCGACCAGCTCAGGTACTCTGCAATCAGCATATCAGATAACCCTGAGGTACGAAGCATCGTGGTAAGGCTGTGCCGAAGCACGTGAGGGGAGATATGCTCCCACGCTTCCGGTCTCTGCAGTTCATCCTTGCGTAGCAACGCTCTCTGTCCTACCCTCTTAACCATC